TGATTACACCTAAATGCATTAAAACGCTTTTTTGAATAATTGTCAATTATCTGCGTTTATTTTTGTTGCGCCACGCGATCCAGGCTTGATGATCAGATGGATCAGGTTCAACCGTTCCACCAGTACCGCTTGAACCACCGCCAACTTCACTCATTGGAGGGGGAGTGCGCGACACTTGTTTGCTAAAAGATTTTACTGCTTTGCTTGATAGCTTGGTCAATTCAATACCCATTTGCAATGGCGATAGGTTGGCAATACGAATGGCATCGCCTACGTTTTCAGACTTGCCAAGGAAAGTAATGACCGCCTCAGGATTGGGAACGGACGCAATCGCTTGCAAAAAATCATTTCCACCAACACCAGCCAAGTTTAAATTGGAGATTGAACGGTCATATTCTTGACCAAATTCAGCTTTTGCCTTTTGCTCAATGTCATTCATGGCATTGATAAAGGTTTGTTGCTGGACGCGTTGCTCAGCGATTTGTTGAGCGTAAACCATTGCCAATTCCTCGACATTGCCTTGATTTTGAGCAGGCGCTTGGGATTGTTGGACTTGTTGTTGTTGGACTTGGGCTTGGGCAGCTTCCAAAGCAGCAAGGCGCTCGCGAGCAGCATTCTTCTCAGCAGCTAATTCGCCCATTCTGCGCTTTGCCCATTCAGGCAGATCATTGTAGGAATTCTCGCCATTCTTGTTATCAGGCTCGGCAGGAGGGGTATTTTGCCCATCATTGCCCTGATTTTGATTTTCTAATTGTTGCGCTGCGTTATTTTGTGCGTCTAGTTCTTGTGTAGTTGCACCAGTTGCGTTGTCCATTACGACTCCTAGGTTATTTGTGAAAGATTGTTAGCGAGCACTTGTGACGGATCAAAGTGGCTTAAATCATACTCCTTGCCAGGTTGAGGTGTCCCTTCGATTTCTCTAACGGTTTTATCAGCGATCTTGGAAAGATCAATCTTGCTGAGTTCGGATAGCAAAGCCTTGACGCGATCGGTCTCAGCCTTGAATGCTTGGATAGAGTCTTGACGCTCATTTTCAAAGCGCAGAGCCAAGTGATTGAGGGCATCCATATCAAGACGTTGTTTATCAAGCGCCAAATAGGATTGCTTCTCTTGGAGTTGCTCTTGCAATTGCTGGATGATGGCTTGAGCCTGCTGGAGTTGTTGTTGCAATTGTTGCTCTTGCTCGGATGGCCCAGTACCCAAGATATTTGGAGGAATCCAGTTGCGCATACGCTCCTGTAACTTGTCAGCATTCGGGAAGTCAGCAGATCCCATATAAAGATCGCCAATAACCTGAGAAAGAGCAGGCTGAGCAGCCAAGAGTTTAGTCATTGCATCAAAAGCCTCTTGTCTGCGGGTGTCATAGCTTGGCCCAACTTCCGCAACCACGTCATATTTGCCCACATTCGGATTAAAGATGGCAGTAACTCGAGCGTTTTCTTCGTCCTCAGTCTTTTTCATTGGCTCAGCCAATTCAGGATCAACCATGATCTGACTCTCGGTATTGTCATCGCCAAGGATTCGCACGATTCGCTTGGTGTCATAGACTTTAGGGATCAAATCAATAATCATGCGACCAGTCGTTTGAATGGCCATGTTTTGATTGTCTTGGAAGTGATAAGTAACGCGCTCGCCTTGGTTTACGCGCTTCTCGATCGATATACCTGAAAGCTCTTGGGATTGCTCGCCAAAGGTTTGATCGTATTGACCGGAGGTCATCATCAATTCTTGAGCAGCAGTTGCCATGCCTTCCATATAAACAGGAGCGCTTGATGGAGGTTGCTGACGAACTGGTGAAGGAATCGCATTGCCATTCTCATCTGCATGGTTGTATGGCAAATAAGCATGGTTCTCAGTATTGGCAGTAGCCCAATAGTTTTCCAAACCTTCGATGGCTTCGACTGGGGCCATGTATGGGGATTTAGATTGCAATGCGCCAAACTCTATGGCAGCAGAAGCATTGTAGTTGTAAGCGCGCTGAGCATCCTTCATGTAGCGGATTAAGCCCTTACGATCTAAACGTCCTTCGATAACGACTTCTTCTCCTGGACAACGAATAATAGGCACATAAGAGCCAGGCCATGTACCCTTCTCAAGCACTTCATCGCCACCAATCAGATACTTTTTGATGGTGCGCTTATCGATTCTGCGTCTTGTAATTCCTTCCGCGCCCTGACGAATTGCCTCATTAAATAGCTTGCGCTCATCGACAGAAATATCGCTTTCTTTGGCATAGCGCATAGATCCATCGGGATTCTCAAGGGCATAAAGCCATTCTTTGCGCACTTCAAGCTCGTAGTATTCAGCCAAACGAACCACGTCTTTAGTAATCCACATTTGATTGCCTGACGGACTTGTGGCCGGCAATTTGAAGTTAGGGAACTTGCGCTCAAACTCTCTGCGAGGCATATCCTCATAGATAAAGCCAAATTTTGCGTCAAGGCCATCCTTACGCTTGATATGCGGATCGAGATATACGCTCATCGCATCGGGAACTTCTTTAATGAAGATTTCCTGATCGAAGGTGGAATCGTCAGCGTAGGCAGTAGTTAGTCTCCAATAACCTATGCCACCGCCAACCATATGCTCGGCAGCAATGTCATAAGCGACTTTGGCATTGGATTTGTATTCAATATGACGAACCAATCCCTCGAAGATTTCAGCAGCCTCATAGGTTGCCTCGTCATTAGTTGGGTGAACTTGAACGGATGGCTTATTGGCTTTGAGATTGTTGACAACGTGAAGCCAATGCGTATGCGTCTTATTGATCGTGAGCATCGGCTGGGTATTTAAATGCCGTCTTGCTTTGACTGACGGCTCCCATTGGTCTTGATTGTCAGAATCAGCATACAGGAAGCGCATATCTTCGCGATAGCGTTGACGAGTGGCTTGTTCCCAGTTTAGGCAAGCCTGAAAGTTCTCGTATGCACGTTCTATGATGTCTTTTTCTCTATCTGCCATATCACATCCAATATCCGCCTCTTTGATTACCAGGCATAGTGTTAAATGGTTTCTTAGGATTAGAGAGTTTTTTCTCTTTCCTATCCCTTACCATTCCAGGGAATAATTCTGTAAGCACCCAAATCCAAGCATCTGCTCGGTTAGGTGACTTACTTCCATTGTAGCCATTCGTAGAAAACGAGGCAAGCTCATCTTCAAGGTCAAGGAATCGACCAACGTGCCTAATTTTGCCTTGCTCATAAAGAAGTGAAAACGGTTCAGCGCGAACGACTTTGCCACGCGAAGCACTCACCGCTTTAAATGGAGTCCTTGATCGAGCCGACTGGATGACTTGCTCAACCATTGCACCCCCGAAGTTAGTCTCGGCAACAACCAAGTCAGCCTTGTGGCGATCATACGCAGACGCAGCCATGCGCCCCCAATTAACAGGGCCAGCTTTAATCGTTGCATCCTCTAGTAGATAGGCATTTCCGTCAATACCCAATGCACCAACCACGATCCCAGTAGCATCATTGTCAGCATTATCGGAATCGCCAGCACCGCTAGGATCAACTCCAACAATAACCCTAACAAGCTCGGGGAGGTTTTCTTCATCGACTCGCCATTTGTCTATGTTTTCCTCAGAGAATAGCTGATTCGGATTAGCGTCAGCAAATTCACCTAAAAGAAAACGCCTTTGTAATCTTGAACTCAGATTCTTTAAAGAATCAAGGTAATTATCTGACAAATTCTCCGCATTGTCTGAAGGATTTATCTGAAAGTTAGCGTAATCGTCAGGATTTGATAATGGGATTTTTGATTCAGGATCGCGCTTTAATACAAATATCTGATATGTCCAATGGTTTTTATTAGGTGGATTGCAGTCAAAAAACATTTTTGGTTTAAGCAATTCATCGGGTTTTCCCTGTATCTTTTGCATGACTTTTTGAGCCAAACGAGTCATGGCTATGCCGACCGATCCCCAAACGATCTGCGATGATTCGTTTAAATAGATAGTGACAAATTCCATACCAAGGATCTTTTCTGTTCTTTCCTTGTCATCAAGGCCACCAAACCATACTTCCGATCCATTTGGAAAGGTCACATACCAATGAGTCTTATCCAGCTTGTATTCCATTTGAGGAAAACAGAGCTTCATCACCTTTGGGAAAGTGTCATAAACAATGGAATTGACCACATGGTTAAAGCGAAAGCGAAGGATTGCATGGCGAGAGCCAGGCGCTTTTAATGCCCTGACTACAAGCTGACGCACCAAAAGAAAGGTTTTGCCTGACCTTGAGCCACCAAAAAGCATGATGTAGATGGCTGAAGATGCGAGTATTGCTTGGGCTTGTAACTGTTTTGTATGGAGTTTCACGCTTGTTCGTCAAGAGTCGAAATCATTACGGAAAATGGCGCACCATCTTTTCCGGTCACTTCTTGCTCAGTCTTATCGCGCCATCCAAGGACATTTTTTGCAGTAAAGATCGCAAAACTTGGGATATATGCCCCATTCATCGTGCCTTCGACAAGAATTGCCTCTTGAAAATCCTTGGCTCTTTTATAAGCGTAAGAAAATTCTGGGTGTTTTAGCTCGCCATCTTCGTTTGTAGAGGTTGCCCAGTCATGTAATGTTTCACGTGTAA